ACAAAGACGGCGATCTGCTAGACAAAGCGCAATGGTCTAAGGCCAACCCTGCGCTGGGATTGTTCCGGTCAATGTCAGACATGGAAAAGCAGGCAGACAAAGCCAACAGGATGCCGAGCTTTGAAAACACGTTCCGCAACCTTAACCTAAACCAGCGGGTCAGCACTATGTCACCGTTCGTTTCCAAGACAGTTTGGGATCTTAACGGGCGTGCTATAATAGCCGAACGCGGCATAGAATGGTTTGGCGGTTTGGATCTGTCAGCGCGCACGGATTTAACCTCCTTTGTGGTGCTAGGAATTAACCCGGATGGCATGATGATCACAGAGTCATACTTCTGGACGCCTGAAATTGGGCTGCTAGACCGTGCTAAAGTTGACCGACAGCCGTATGACGTATGGGTGCGCGAAGGTTATCTGCGAACAACGCCAGGCGCGACAGTTGATTACAGTTTTATTGTTCGGGAAATTGCCGAAATAGTCAGCGACAAGAATCTGGTTTCACTAGCTTTCGACAGGTGGCGCATCGATGTATTTAAAAAGGAATGTGAGCGGGAAGGTATTGACCTACCACTTGTTGAGTTTGGCCAGGGCTTCAAAGATATGTCGCCTGCAATCGATGCCCTCGAAGCGGCGCTGCTTAATGATAAAATTGCGCACGCAATGCAGCCTGTTTTAACGATGTGCGCGGCGAACGCGGTGATAACAAAAGACCCCGCCGGAAACCGCAAACTGGACAAGCACAAGGCAACAGGGCGCATTGATGGCATGGCTGCATTGACTATGGCGATTGGTGTGTTAAACTCCACAGTTGAAGCGCCAGAAGCCTTGTCGCCTTGGGAAGATTCAAACTATAGCATCATGGGCTAATTTAATGGCATGGTTTAAGAAAACCCCAGAAGTTCGATCAATGGAAAACCCCAATACTCCGGTAACGGCGCAAGCCGTAAACTGGGGCGGCAGTGCAGTCGCTGGCGTTAACGTCACGCTAGAAAATGCCTTGACCGTTCCCGCCGTCTGGGCCGCCGTCGAGTTTATCTCCGGCACCATCGCAAGCCTACCTTTAAACGTCTACGAAAAAACAGAAACCGGTCGCGTCAAAATGACATCGGGTTTGCAGACTGTTATCCATGACGCGGTGAACGATGAGACCAGCTCCTTTGATTGGCGCAAATATACGTTTGAGCGCATCCTCACGGGTGGTCGTTCAATCACTTATATAGAGCGCGCAAATGGAAGGGTGGTTAACCTATGGCCGATGGACCCTGCCGACGTTACTATTAAACGTTCATCAAACCGTAAGACTTACGAATACAGCCCAGGCGGTGACGCCAAGCCTGTAACCTATGCGGCCAGCGAAATTATTGATATATTCTTTTCGGTTGAGTCTGACGGCATTACATCGATCAGCCCTATCTTGACCAATAAAGATGCCATCGCTCTGGCGATCGCTGCAACGAATTACGGATCCAAGTTTTTCAACAATGGCGGCGTGCCTCCTTTCGTGATGACCGGAAACTTTCAAACCGGGTCAGCATTGAACCGCGCATCCAATGATTTGCAGAATGCGATCCAACAGCAGACTAAAGAAAACAGATTAGCACTGACGTTACCGGCTGGGCATGAGATCAAACCGATCGGCGCAGACCCTGAAAAGTCGCAGCTGGTTGACCTGAAGCGATTCCAAGTTGAAGAAATAGCGCGTATTTATTCTTTGCCACCAGTATTCTTGCAAGACCTGACCCACGGCACGTTCAGCAATACAGAGCAGCAAGACCTACACCTGGTCAAACATACGCTGCGCCGATGGATAACGCAGGTTGAGCAAGAGATGAACCTGAAGCTTTTCGGCCGCGATGAGGCGAAATTCTACGTTGAATTTAACCTTGACGGCCTATTGCGCGGTGATTTCTCAACCAGAATGAGCGGATACGCAACCGGCATACAAAACGCTATCCTGACGCCTAATGAGGCGCGGGCACAAGAGAACAGACCCGATAAGGATCTGGGCAACGATTTATTAGTCCAGGGCGCCACGGTGCCGCTGGGACAGCAGAAGATGGGTGATACAAATGTCTAAAGAAATCAGATCAGGTGAGCCGGTCGAGATTCGGGCGGAAGGCGATACAATCAGCGTGAGTGGGTACGCCGCTGTTTTCAATTCCGAAACTATCATTGGCGGTTCATACCGTGAGCAGATCGCACCCGGTGCGTTTGCTGATGCTATTGGCCGCGATGACGTTATGTTCTTGATCAACCATGACGGCCTGCCTATGGCGCGCACCAAGTCGGGCACGCTAACCCTAGCTGAAGATGAGCGCGGACTGTATATGTCTGCCGAGCTTGATTCTAGTGACCCTGATGTGCGTGCAATCGTTCCGAAGATGAAGCGTGGCGACCTGGATAAAATGAGTTTCGCGTTTAGTCCTGAGGTGCAAAGCTGGGATGACTCCGGCGATATGCCTTTGCGCACTATCCGTCAGGCTAGCCTGTACGATGTTTCGATTGTCACTTACCCGGCATACCAAGACACCGACATCGGTCTGCGCTCACTAAGTGAATTCAGATCTGCGCAAGAAACTAAAGAAATAGAAAGCAACCCCGAGGCAATTGCTGCGCGGTTGCGAATGAAATTGGCATTGAGCCAATAATAATCGGCGGTTCCCGCTAATTATTGCCATCAAATCGCCCGTTGGCTGGGCATCAAAAAAGGCTTTAAAAATGGAAAATATCATCAAATTGCGGGAACAAATGGCTACCCTAGCCACTGAAGCCCGTTCACAACTTGATACAATCACAGACGCTACCGATTCAAGCCGTGCTAAAGAAATTGAAGCACGTTTTGACGCTATCATGGTTGACCATGACAAAATCGGCGCGACTGTTGAGCGTGAAGTAAAACTGGCAGATGCTGAAGCCCGTGCAATCGAAGCCCGCCGCCCTAATGCTGGTGAAGCTGTTGCTGTTGCAGAAGCCCGCAAGTCTACTCCAGAATACAAAGAAGTATTTGAAAAGCAGTTGCGTTTCGGTTCTGCTGAGCTTGATTCTGAAGAGCGTTCAATCTTGTTATCTGGCAAAGTCGAAGGCCGAGCGCAGTCTACTGCTCCAGGTTCTGCTGGTGGTTTCACAGTACCAGAAGGTTTCAGCGGTCAGATTGATCAGCAGATGGCAACTTGGGGGCCGATGTGGGATGCCGCTATCGTTCGCGAATTGTCTACTTCTACTGGTAACGCTCTGCCTTGGCCTACAGTGAATGACACCGACAAGTCTGGTCGTCTCAAAGCTGAAAATGCTTCTGTTGATGATGATGGTTCTGATGATGTTGTTTTCTCTGAGAAGGTTCTGAATTCTTACGTTTTCGATACTGGCATGGTTCGCGTTCCTATCGAATTGCTGCAAGATTCTGCTTTCAACATTGAAGCACTGATGGGTGATTTGTTCGGTGAGCGTTTAGGCCGAGCTGCTAACACTGCTCTGACTACAGGCACCGGCACAAACCAGCCTAACGGCATCGTAACTGCTTCTGGCTTGGGTCTGACTTCTGCCGCTGTTGCTGCTGTTACATCTGACGAGCTTATCGATCTGTTCCACAGTGTTGATCCTGCTTATCGTATGTCTCCAAAATGTCGTTGGATGTTTAACGATTCTACTTTGGCAGCTATCCGCAAGCTTAAAGATGGTCAAGGCAACTACCTCTGGACCATGGGCGATGTTCGCACCGGTGAGCCAGATCAGTTCCTTGGCAAGCAATACAGCGTAAACCAAGCGATGGCCTCTTTGGGCACTGGCAACAAGCCTGTAATCTTTGGTGACCTGTCGCGTTACGTAGTCCGTAAGGTTCTGGGTTACCAGATGCTTACATTGCGCGAGCGTTATGCTGAAAACTTCCAAGTTGGCATGGTTGGCTTTAAGCGTTTTGACGGTGATTTGCTTAATGCAAACGCAGTCAAGCACTTGATCAACGCCTAAATAATAGCGCCCAGAAATGGGCGCTTTTTTAAAGGATTTAAAGCAATGCTTATCAAATTATTAGTCAGCCGAGCGGGTGTTAATTTTTCACAAACCGCTGGTGATATTGTAGAAGTGGAAAACGCCGAGGCACTGCGCATGATTAGCGCTGGTCAGGCTGAAGCTTCAAAGAAAGAAACAATTGTTGAAACCGCAACCAAAAAAATCAAAGGTAAAAAATGAGCCTTCTAGTAACGTTAATTACAGCAGCCGCAGCGCAACCCGTTAGTGTCGCTGAGTGCAAATCCGATTTACGGATTGACGCAGGCGTTACTATTGAAGACGATTTGATATCTGATTACATCGACGCGGCTGCGCGGTACTGCTCCGAAGTTACGGGCCGAAAGCTTATTTCCGAAACCTGGAAATATGGCATCGGAAACGAGCCGGGTAAATTTGTCGCGACTCCGTTTAAGCCGGTGTTTAATTCGTTTCAGCCGATTGAGTTACCGTTTACTCCGGCATCTGCGATCGTGGAAGTTCAGTATTTCGATGCTGATAACGTTTCGCAGGTTTTAAACCTAGCTGATTTCTACCTGTACAACTATGACCAAAGCTCTGTTTTAGCGCCGGTCCTGAATTACCAGTGGCCGCCATTCTATGAGCGACGAGACGCCCTGAACATCACGTTCACGACAGGCTACGGCGCAACCGGTGCTGACGTACCAAGTAACATCAAACGCGCCATACGGTTGCTGGTGGCGCACTGGTATGAACAGCGAATGGCTGTCACTGTTGGGCAGTCTGCCATGCCTATTCCGTTCGGTGTTGACGCGATGTTAAACGTGGACCGCACCGGCTGGGTGGCATAATGTTTAGGCCTGGCGAGCTAGATCAACGCGTTACAGTGCAGCGCCAGACGCTGACGCAAGATGGACTCGGTGGCGATACGTTAGCGTGGGTTGATCAGGGCGCGTACTGGTGCCATGTACGGCCATTGTCGGGGCGTGAGTCTACAGGGTTTGACCAATTGCAGGGTGAGGCGGCTTATATGTTCGTTTTCCGCAATGGTATTTCATTGCTGGATTCTGACAGACTAGACTGGCAGGGCGATCAGTTTAACATTACATTGAGAAAGCAGCCGAAAAGCCGGGCGCTTTACATTGAAGTGACGGCCGAGCGTGGCGTGGCGCAATGAATGAGAAAGGCGGCGTCGAGCTTTTAGGGCTTAATGAAATCAATGATATACTGAAAACATTGATTCCGCGTGAAGCAAACAATCTATCGAAAAATATGATTGCAGGCTTTGCCCAGTATGCCGCCAAGAAGTTTAAAGCACGTGTGCCAAGTGAGACCGGAAACCTGAAGCGATCAATTAAGGCAGTAAAAGGCCGATCATTTCCGGGCAAGCCTATATCATACGTCAAGGCATCAAAAGGCAAGCGTACAAAAGGCGGCGGTTTCTATTGGCGGTTTGTCGAGCACGGCACAGGTGGCAAGAATCCACAGCGGGCGCGGCCATTTGTGGAGCCAGTATTACTGCAAATGAAAGCCGATATGCCAAAACTAACAGATGAGATATTCACCAAAAAGCTTGCCGGTGCTGTTAAGCGGGCCAAAAAAAGGATAGCGAAACGTGGCTAGTTTTGAAACAGCAGTACAAAAAGCGATATATGAAAAACTTGTCGCAAATGCTGATATAATCAGCAACGCAATACCGGTATATGATGCAGTGCCGCAACCCGTTACGGTTGAGAATACGGACTTTCCATACATCGTTATTGGTGAAGATAGCCACGCGGCGCTTGATACCGACACCGAAAATATGAATATGGTTTCTATTACCATTCATACGTGGAGTCGATACCGAGGCCGAGCAGAAACTAAAGAAATACAAGGTTATATTTACAACAGTTTACAGCGGGCGGCACTTAGTCAGCCAGGCTTTAAATTTGTAACTATAATGCAAACAGCATCTGAGTCGTTTTTGGACTCTGACGGTTTGACCCGCCATGGTGTTCAAACATTTACTTTAATAATCGAGGAGATTTAACATGGCCGCAGCAGCTTCACGTGACCTAATCATTAAGAAGAACGCCGTACGCTGGTTGGGCATTACGTCCAAAGGCGTTAGCATTGCAAAAGAAGCGATCGACATTACTTCCGATGAAGATAATGGCTACCGTACCTTGCTGGATGACGTCGGCAGTAAAACCCTGGACATTAGTTTCAGCGGCGTTACTAAAGACACCACTATCCGCACGCTTATTAACACTGATGGCTCGCAACTGTATACAGATATTACTGTTGAGTTTCCACCAGTTGGCGCGCAGACTACTGGCGACACCATTAGTGGTAGTTTCTTTTTGAACAGCGTTAGCGAAACTGGCGGCGATTCAAACGGAACGATTAGTTTTGACGGTGCTTTGCAGTCGTCGGGCGAATGGACTTACACGGCGGGCGCTTAATGTTTGACGGACTAGACGTTGAGTTTGAAGGCAAAAAAGGCCGCGTCGATGCCCGTCGCATTATTGAGCTGCTTTCTGTTTTAGAGAGCAGCGCAAGCGACCCGAATCGAGTGCGCGAGGAAGAGCCAGAAACTTTTAACATGGGCCGAAATAAAGTGGCCATTGTTTATAATAAGATTCTGCGCTTTGCCGGCATCAATGTTTTCGATATGGACGTTGCCGTAAAGCTGCGCTCTGATGTTGATTTTGTTAAAACAGCATACAGCGACATAGGCCAGATATTAACGGCACTACGACCGCCTGAAGATTACGCGCCGCAGGTTGAACAAAACCCAAAGCCAAAAGCCAAAGCTCAAAAAAAGAAAAGCGCGGAACAGTAGAAATTGCTTTTATAGCCGCCATTCAGATGGGGATGAACCCGTCTGATTTTTGGGCAATGCGGCCTTGTGAGTTTTGGTGGTGGATGAAGGCGAAAAACCCTGACGCATTTAAAGAGCCTCAAAAAGCACGACTACTTAGATTATTAGAGGACGGTTTTTAATGGCCAACGAAGCAGATATATTAGTTAGGTTTGGCGCTGATGTTGGGCCATTAAAAAAGGGCGCAAAGGACGCGTCAACCAGTTTAGACAAAGTTGGCACCGCTGCAAAAGCTGGCGGTGTTGGTTTAGCAAAGCTTGGCACCGCTGCGGCAGCCGCCGGCGTGGCGTTCTTGGCATTCTCAAAGCTTGTCGGCGATAACGTTAACGAGTTAAAGAACCAAGCTACAGTAGCCAACACTTCAATAACAGCTTTCAAAGATTTGGCATTTGCTGCAAAAAGCGTGGGTGTTGAGCAGGATACCCTTGCTGATATTCTGAAAGACGTTAATGACAAGATCGGCGATTTCGTCCAGACCGGCGCAGGCCCGATGGTTGATTTCTTTGAAAAGATCGGCCCGATGGTTGGCGTTACTGCTGACAACTTCAAAGATTTAAGCGGCGACCAAGCGCTAAAGCTGTACGTTGATT